ATCAGTATTAGATGCATTACACTACAATGACTTAATTGATTTAGAAGATGACAGAGACCATAAATTTATTCAACAAATGGGAATTGTTGGAGCCAAAGCAAGTGATATTAGAAATTGTTTAGCCGATTTATCCGGTTATGATATGCCACCAGGAGATAGAAAAGGATTGAAAAAGCATTTAAGAGAAAATTGTCAAGTTAACGCAGAAACTGGAAAAATATCAGTAAAATCAGATAAGGAAAGTGGTGGTAAAGAATTAATGAGTGATGAATTTAGAACAGCCGGAACTTCTGATAAAGTAGATAGTAAACACGGAGTAGATATGAGAGAGTGTATAATTAGAAAAGTTAGTGAGAAAGCTAAAAAATGAAAACTCAATTATTATGCACCTTTACAACACATAGTAAGTTAAACCTTATTATAGATTCAATTATAGATTCTTATACAATTTTATTTGACAAAATTTATGTATTTCAAAATGAAGACGATGCAGGACAACTAATCTGCACTTATAATATAGAAATGGTTGAGGATTATTATGACGGAGATGAAGCAATATCAGGAACTATCTCTTTACATAGAAAAAAACAATCCAACACACTTTATACAATTAACGCATTAAACGAAGCGATTAGAAGTTTAAATAACGGGGTGTTAGATAAGTCATTTCCAATCCCCTGGGAAAGATATCAAAATAATTTACTATTGACAAATGAATCGGGTTTAAATATTATCCCTACAAAAATATTTAAAATAATAAATGTTAAAGATTGGTAAAATAGCTTGGTATTTTAGAAAACTTCTTTATACTTATTACTGAATAACAATTAACTAATTAAAAAATAAAAAAACAGGAGATTACAAAATGGATATTAACGCAATTAAAAAAAGGTTAAATCAGTTACAATCAACAAACACACGAACTTCAAATCTTTGGAAACCGCAACCAGGAAAACAACAAGTTAGAATAGTTCCTTACAAATTCAACCCAGACACACCATTTATAGAGTTATTTTTTCACTATAATTTAGGTGGTAAGAACTATCTTTCACCAATTTCTTTCGGTAGACCAGACCCAATTGAAGAATTTTCACAACGACTAAAAACAACAGGAAGCAAAGACGATTTCACTTTAGGTAGAAAACTTGAAGCAAAAATGAGAACTTTCGCACCAGTTATTGTTCGTGGTGAAGAATCTGAGGGTGTAAAGTTTTGGGGATTCGGAAAGACAGTTTATCAAGAACTTCTTTCAATCATAGCAGACCCTGATTATGGTGATATTTCAGACCCGAAAAATGGTCGTGATGTTACATTAGAGTTTAAAACTGCCGAAGAGACTGGAGCATCGTTTCCATCTACTACGATTAGAGTTAAACCAAATCAGACAGCACTGACAGAAGACACTAAAGTGTTAGAAAGAGTCAAAGAAACTCAAAAAGAAATTACTGATATTTACAGTGAATTATCTTATGAGGAACTAACTAAGGTTCTGAACGAGTGGTTAAATCCTGATGAAGAATCAACAGAAACTTCATCACAACAAAAGGAAGAAAAACCAGTAAATGAATTTGATAAAAAATTAGCAGAAGATAACGCTAAAAAAGAATCAGCTTCAAAAGTTCAAGACGCTAGCAAACAATTTGACGATTTATTTAATAACTAAGGAGTAAAATATGTCAACAAAAAAGTCAATAACAGACGACTTGGCTAATGTAATAGCCGACAATCTGAATAATAAATTCAAAGATAATAAGGTAGCATATTTCCTAGATGGAAGTGATATAACACCAACAGACATTAAGGACTTTGTATCAACAGGTTCTTCAATGTTAGATTTAGCAATATCAAACAGAACTAATGGTGGTATTGCAGTTGGTAGAATTACAGAAATCAACGGATTAGAATCAAGTGGTAAATCACTACTTGCATCACACATACTAGCAGAAACACAGAAAAAGGGTGGTATCGCAGTTTACATTGATACTGAAACTTCAGTAAGTGTTGAATTTTTAGGTGCTATTGGTGTTGATGTAAGTAAGTTACTTTATTTACATTTCGAGTGTGTTGAAGATATTTTTGAAGCAATAGAAGATATCATCACCAAAGTTCGTGAATCAAATAAAGATAAGTTAGTAACTATCTTAGTAGATTCATTAGCGGCTACTTCAACAAAAATTGAAATAGAAGCAGACTTTGGTAAAGATGGATACGCAACTTCAAAAGCAATCATCATCTCGAAAGCACTTCGTAAAATCACACAACTAATTGGTCGTCAAAAAGTAGCACTTGTCTTTACAAATCAGTTAAGACAAAAATTAGGTGTTATGTTTGGAGACCCGTGGACTACGAGTGGTGGAAAAGCACTACCATTTCACGCATCAACAAGAATTCGTTTGAAAAATCTTGGTCAAATCAAGGATACTAAAAAGAATACTATTGGTATGAAATGTAGAGCTCAAATCATTAAGAATAGATTAGGGCCACCATTAAGACACGCAGACTATGATATGTATTTCGATTCAGGAATAGATAATTATGGCGGTTGGTTAGGTGTAATGAAAGAACACAAGTTACTAAAACAAGCAGGAGCTTGGTATACTCTAACTTATCGTAAGAAAGATTATAAATTCCAATCAAAAGACTTCAAAGAGTTAATGGAGACTAATGATGGACTTCGTAATCATTTATATGAACAGATATGTGAAAAAGCAATCTTGGAATATAAAACTGGTAATGTTGGGATAGATGATGTTCAATTCACGAAAGAAGTTATTGGAGATGAGTAAAGAGAGATATTTATCAATTCTCAACGACATTAAAAATCAAGGCGGCTCGGAACAAGGACATAGTCCTAATGAAAATGTATTGATAATAGATGGACTGAATACTTTTATTAGAGTATTTAGTGTCATACCAACTACTAATGATAATGGGACACACATTGGTGGAATAGTTGGTTTTCTGAAATCAATAGGTTACACAATCAATATGTTTAGACCCACCCGTTGCATCATAATATGGGATGGTAAAGGTGGGTCAAGTCGCCGTAGAAAAATGTATCCAGAGTACAAAGCAAAAAGAAAAACGAATATTCGTTTGAATAGAGCTTATGATTTTGAAACTATCGAAGAAGAACGAGCAAATATGATAAGACAAATCCAAAGAACAATCAAGTATTTGGATTTTCTACCAATAACAATGTTATCAATAGACAATGTGGAAGCTGATGACATTATTGCATACGCATCCAAACAAGTTCTTACAGATAGTAAAGTAACCATTATGTCTTCAGATAAAGATTTTCTACAATTAGTTGATGATAGAATTTCAGTATGGTCACCAACAAAGAAAAAACTATACAGACCTGAAAATGTATTTGAGGAATATGGTATTCCTTCACATAATTTATTAATGTATAGAGTATTTGACGGAGATAAATCAGATAATATTAATGGTGTTCGTGGTTATGGATTAAAAACCGTATTAAAAAAATTACCATTTTTACAAGAAGACAAACAATATTCAGTTGATGAAGCAATTAAAGAGTCAAGTGAATTAGAAGAACATAGAGAACTTATGGAAAGAAACTTTGATTTGATGCAATTACACAATGTAGATATATCAGCATCAGCCAAAACAAAAACCATAGATAAAATTAGAGAACCAGTTCCTAATTTAGACAAAGTAACATTTAAACAGATGTTTTTAGAAGACAAGATGTATTCAGCACTTCCTAATTTAGAAAGTTGGTTACAAACAAAATTTCAAACATTAGTAAAATTCATAGGACAATAGTGAAAAGTGAATTGGTAAAAGGTGATTCTTTACAAGAATTAAAAAAGTATGATGATAACTCAGTAGATTTATTATGCACAGACCCACCATATGGCTATGGATTTATGGGTAGAGATTGGGATAAAGTTCTTCCAGACATTGGAATATTTGAAGAGTGTTTCAGAGTATTGAAACCTGGTTCAATGGCATTTGTTATGTCTGCACCAAGAAGTGATGTTCAGTATCGTATGGCAGAAATGTTAGAAAGGGTTGGATTTAGAATTGACTACACACCAATCTATTGGACTTACGCAACAGGTTTTCCAAAAGCAATGAACATTGGTAAGATGATTGATAAAAGAGATGGAAACGATAGAGAAGTTATTGGTGTTGATGTAGGTTCTTCACCAGACTTTAGAGATGTTGGTAAAAAATCAAAAGAAGCTATCGGTATTGACAAGTTATCTTATGGACAAGTTCAAAATGCAGAACGAAAAGTAAATGAAATAACCAAAGGTAGTTCAGAATTAGAGGGAAGTTATGCAGGATTTCAACCAAAACCAGCAGTTGAAGTTGTAATCGTAGCAATGAAACCAATAGATAAAAAAGGTTATTTAGAACAAGCAGAAGATAATCAAAAAGGTGTAACTTGGTTTGATGATTGTAGAATACCATTTGAAGAATCAGATACGCCAAAGGGTGGTTATGGTGCTATGGATATTGGTATTGGAAAACCAGGTGAAACACAAGATTACAGAAAAACCACTACAAGACAACCAAGAGAAGACGGAACGGTATTTAAAACAAGTGGATTTAAATCAGAAAATAATGATACCGCAGAAGCCAGTCCAATGGGAAGATTTCCAGCAAATCTATTAGTTAGTGATGATGTATTAGATGACGGAAAGATTACAAATACAAATGTAAAAGCAGGAATTAGAAAAGCAGGTAATGAGTTTGGGCAAGATAGTGGTTGGAATGACCATACTAATGTTGATAGTATCAGAACAGGTAT